ACAGCCAGTTTCTTCTTCGCGTCCGCGAGCAGGTTGGCAGCTACCGTGTAGCGTTCGTCCTGCCATTCCTGACGTTTGGTGTAACGTTTGCGTGCTTCAGTCTCGCTCAGGCCAAGACCCACGTACCAGCCGAAGTCTTCCACTAGTTCGCTATCGTTATTCACACCGCGCACGGTAAGTCCGTTAGCTCCGATAGGGTGCAAAACGGTGCACGTGGGCGGCGTTTCCGTCTTTTTAATGTCATCCAGATTATCGCCATACGTGAAGACGCGCGACGGCTCAGAGGGCAACGGCCTGAGGAAATCAACCACTCGATTGTACGAATCGAACGATAAGCGCAGGTCTGCAAGATTCGCCAACCATTGCAACAGTTCCGTGACCTTCTTGCCCTGCAAATCGGCGTACACGCGCCGGTCTGTTTCGATGATTCCGACCGTCCACAAGGTCGGCTCAAGCACCTTACTCACAGCATCCGTAAAGCGTAGGTTTTCGCACTTGTAAGTCTCAAGCTCGATATTGGCCATTTCCGACTGACATTCGTCCGCGGTAAGTTCCGCGATACCATCGCCACGCGCCCGGTCGACCTGAGTCACCACATACCGACGCCTGTTAAACACTAGCTCCATGTCGCTCACGATGTCGCGTGCTTCGGTCAGCGATGTGTCAACGATAAGCCTGTTAGTTGAATCAATACGCTCGTCCACAGTCCACTCGGACACGTCGTTTACCGCGCGAATCGGCTTACCGTTTAGGCCGCACAGATAGGCTACTTCGCTGCTCTGCATTACAACCACCTCATGAGATAGCGGAACTGGCCGCTGCTGATGTTCTCCGTTTCGATGTGATTCACGTCACGCAAACGGGGGAACACGCCCGCCACTTCGGCCACAAGCAGGTTATTACCATTGTCCATGACCTGATTATGCTGACTGTCAATCACACCACCCGTGAGCGTCTTGTCGATGCTCAGCGTCTCACCGTTGACCGTGATTGACGGCTTGCCGGTAGCCGTGAACGTTAAGACTGGCAGGATAGTGCAATTTGTATCGATGCTGATTGTCTCAGCCAAATCAACTTGCTGTGCTTCGCCGTAGCGGTACGGATCATAGCAGCTAAACACGAACTCGCCTCTGCAATAGGTGGGCTTATCATCCGACAGGCTCACCTCCGAGACAATACCCGTGTAATAGCCGGTTTGGTCGCTGAAGCGTATAGTGCTCGGCTGCTCGATATTAAGGGAGTGGGTTAGCTTGGCCTGCATGTCAAGCAACCGGCAGGAGAACATGGCGAAAGAGACGGTAATCTCACGCACGGGGAGGCGACGGCTCACGAACCTGCCGCCGTCACCACCCTTGTAGTCCACTCCGGTAACGTCTGGACTCAGCAGGCCACGGCCGGTAATATCCTCAATCCACAATGTCATACCATCAGCGGCGAACAGATTGGCAAGGCTCACATTGTTGTAGTACACATCAACCATACTCAAGCCCTCCGCATATCACGCTTCTGGAGTCTGTTGAGCTCCTGAGCAACCAGGCGAATATCATTATCACTACGCACGTTCATAGTCTCGATTTTAATAACCGTCTGCATGTTCCCGGCAGTGGCAGGCGACACCACGCCAGCAAACGAAGGAACATTAACGCTACCATTCCAGCGAGCATCCAACCCGTCCAGCTTGTCAACCACCTGCGACACATTCGACCGGACACCAACACCAACAACCTGCCCGGACAAACCGGCGACAAGCTCACTGTTAGCATCGGCTATAACGTCCTGCACCACGCCGAAACCACTGGCAAGCCCCTTAGCAAGACCATCCATAATAGCCTGACCGGCAGGTACAAGCATGCGCTTATCGTAAGACAATGGGCCTTTATGCTTGACAATCCAGTCGCCAATCCCCCCGATAAACTTGGTGACGTTATCCCAAGCGCTCCTCAACCCGCCGAGAAGTCCGTTGATAATCGCGCTACCAGCGTTCAGCAGCCAGCTGCCAGCCCCTGCGAAGACCCCTATGATGCGCTGCGGTACACCACCAATCCATGCGAGCATACCCGTGAACTGGCTGATTACTGCGTTCTTTGCCTCACCGAACTTCGCACTAAACCAACCACCGATACCGGCGAAGAACCCTATGATGCGCCTCGGTATGCCACCGAACCAAGCACATACCGCCTGCCATGCGTTTTTAACATTATTGCCGGCGTTGGTGAAGAACCCTGTAATCGCGGCCCACACGTTACGGATGAACGCGGTGAAACCCGCCCACATCGTGCTCATAGTGTTACAAAAGTCCTGCCACATCTGCTTACCCAGATTGGTCTGGGTGAAGAACCACACTAAGCCGGCTACGAGACCAGCTATAAGACCAATTACAAGGCCGATAGGGTTAGCCATCATCGCACTGTTAAGCAGCAGCTGCGCGGCCTGCGCGGCCTGAGCGGCAAGGGAGAACGACTTGAGGAAAGACACCACGGAAACGATAATCTCCGCAGCTTTGAACGCAGCAAAGGCCGTGCCGATACCGACCAGTGCGCCTATAATCCAATCTTTATTAGCGCTGAACCAGTCGCTGAACAATCGTAAAGCGGCAAGCGTCGGCTGAATCAGATTACCAATAGTGGTGAATACCGAACCGATAACCGCGCCGACCTGACTCAACAGGGCGCTTACCCCAGACCAATCCGTATTATTAACAAACGCAGCGAACTTAGTCGACATACTCGTAAGCCCATCGAGGAAACCAGTCACGAACGGCGTAAAAGCGTCCCCCAATGTGCCCGCCATGGTACGCTTGAAAGCCTCCCACTTCTGGCCAATACTCATGGTTGAGTCTGCGGCCTCGTCAGTCGCACCCTTGATATCCGCGTATGAGTTGGGCACGTTGGCCAGTGCCTCAATCATGCCCATAGCATTGTCTTCGCCGAGGCTAGACCACAGGGAGCTAGCGATGCTCGCCTCCTTGGTCTTATCGGTCATGTGGCCAAGTTCCCCGATTACGGCGTTTAATACGTCTTCGGCTTTAGCGCGTCCGTTTTGGAACTCGTTGAACACGTCCTGCGTGCCCTGCGAAAAGTCGCTCATGCCCTTTTCCATACGCCCGTCCGTAAGGGAGGTCAGGAACTCGTTGAGGAAGTCGCCCACCTTGTCCAATTGGTAGGCTCCACTATCCACGCCAGCCTGAAGCAGTGAGAAATATTCTTGCGCGCTTGTTCCGGCTTCAGCCCAACGGCCAGAATACTCGCTAAGATTGTCCGCGAGTTCGTCCGTGTAGTTCAGACCATTTTGCATACCCTTGGTCATAAGGTCTGTTGCATCCTGAGCGCTCAGGCCAAACTTTTCCATGAGCACCTTGACGCCACGCACGCTTTCGCCTGCGTCCGCATCGAACGTCTGCGCCCAAACCTCCGTAGCCTTGGTGACTGTGGTCAAGTCCTTTTCACCAATGCCACGAATCACGCTAGACACGTTGGAAGCGACGTTAGCCACATCAGCGAGACTATCGCCCCAGCCTTGACGGTACAGCATACCGGCGACCTTACCGGCGTTCTGCGCGGCCGCACTCCCCTTGCCTAGCTGCGCGTCCAAAGTACCCTGAACATCAATCTGACTAATAGCCGTGTCGATACCGGTTTTAAACACGCCGCCGACAGCAGCCAATGCGCCGCCGATGGATGCGATTTTGACCAGCTTGCCCGGCAGGCTTACACCCAAACCGTCCGCCAGTTCCCCGATACCGTCGAACGTCTTGCTGAAGGCGTCCTTGATTTTAGGCGCGCCACTACCAGCGTTCTTGCCAACATCGCCTAGCGCCTTGTCTGCTTGTTCGGCGCTGTCCTCGATTTTGCGCGTGGCGTTTTGGATGTCCTTAACACCACTGTCGTAGTCAGATGTGTCTATAATCGCATCGAATCTAATCTCGCCTGCTTGAGCCATTTAGATTCCCCTCTCCAATCCCTTCAGATATTTACGCAATGACTGTTCCGGTTTTTTGCTGAACGTTGCCCCGATTGCGGCGGCCATGTCCTGCGTGGACTCGATACGCTCACGGAGCCGCATGGCTCGACCGGCGTTGAGCAGGGCTATGAACGTCTCGTATGCCACTCTGTCGGCCAGTACGTCACATACGGCCTGCCACCCGTAGTATTTGCCGAACTCAGCTAAAAGTAGTTCGTTATCACGATAAAACGCCGAAGCCCCAGCCCCACTCTTAGCCTTGATTGCCTTGAGTTTTGCCAGTTGCTCCGGCGTAAAATCGTCAATGACCTTATGCACCGCCATCGACTAGGCCACCTGTTTAGAAGTAGGCTTTACCGAAAACGAAGCGCATAATCTGCTGCATCACCGCTTGGAAGGCGAGGGGATACTTACGTTCGGCGTCGCTAATCCACGTTGCGAACTCCTCGTTAGGGGTTACGAGGGGGATGAGCAGCTTGCACAAGTCGGATTGAATGCGCAGCAGTTGCTTGCCGCTGGTATCCTGCTGCTGCAATGCTTGCAGCGCCTTGACCTTATCCGCGAACTTCAGATAGGTGCCCGCGCCCATCGGATTAACCGTGAATACCATTCCTTCGGGGTGTTCGCTGGTAATCAGTTTCAACGTGTGCGCTTCGGTTTGTCCGCGCGTGTCAATAACAACGGTTGCTTCTTCACTCATCCTGTTTGTCCTTAATCGCCGCTAGTCCAGTTTGAGGTCTGAGAGTCGGTGACTTCCTTGTAGCTCATGGTGGACGGGTCATACTTGGTACGCTTGGTGGGGTCGGAGCATCCGAAGTTAACGTAGCCTTTTTCGTCCGGGAGCATGGTCACGTTCAGTTCGATAGTTACCGGGTCGCTCGTGGAGCCGATGGCGAACTCGCCGCCGTTTTGAATCAGGGCGGCGGGGATATACACGTCGTTCGTGCTGTCTGCGTCACACGTGTTGTGAATCACGATTGGGCTGGAAGTGATGGCCGTGCATTCGCCCGCACCGAAAGTGACCTTGGTGCCTGCCGTGCCCTTGGTGGCAAGACTTGGGAAGATGCGGCCAAGTACTGCCATGTTAGGGATGATGAGGGGGATGGTCGCGCTAATCTCGGAATAGGTTCCGGTGGGGACGCTGATGGTCCCGGCCTGTGATTCCACGTCGACGGTGTTCGGGGTGAGGGTGATGGTGATGCCATCGCTCCCGACCAACTCGGGGGTGAATTCCTCCTGCCCGATGTATACGGTTTTCTTGCCGATGAGACTGTAGTCTGTGGTTGCCATTCTTGCCTTCCTTGTTGGGAATGATTATCAATATTCTATGTTTCTAGCTTACACCCTCAAGACTGGACACGTCAGGGAGGGGGTAGGTGACGTTGAAATGGATGCTTTTAACGTATCGGCCTTCGTCGTCTATCGCGTCCAAGTCGATTGAACTGGCGGGGTGTATGTCCAAGTGGGTGAATACGATGGGGCTTTCGGGTTCGCACGATAGGCTGCATGCGTCTACGAGCGTGCTGTTTATCCACGATATGATGCGTAACAGGGTTTCGCCTTGTTGGATTGCATCATAGTAGCGGGTGCTTATGGTGACTTGGTCGGTGTAATGTCCAGCCCCGTAGCTTATGGTGGTGGCTGTGATCCATATGCCGTCCTTACTGC